ATGTCCGGTTGCGTGCGTGCATCAGATGAACCCGATGAGGGCGTTGGCGGTCGGGGTGCTGGACGCGGTCATGGCGATCTCGACCAGTTCCGCACCGCACAGATCGACGATGATGAACCCGCCATGCACGGCAGCGGTGTTGCCGTTGTAGATCTTGCAGTCACCGAAGTTCTTGACGTAGGTCAGCCCTAGGAACTGGTTCGCGCCGTTGACCGATGTCGTGGTAGCACCAGCGGTGACAGTGCAGGTCGTCAGCAACTGCGGACGCCACTGACCATCGTCTCCACGGTTCCAGCCGATGACGTGCAGGACGACAGTGCCTCCGGTTGCGCTAGACGCAGTCTGAATCTTGGCGTAGTTCAGGCGCGCGCCGAGGACAATCCGCGCGGTCGCGCCGGACGTGGTGGTCACTGGCGTCGTCGTCGTGTTGTTGCGAACCGTCAGCGAAGACGGAAGAGTGATGTCGGAGGGAGACGCCACCTCCATAGGGGCAGTCAGCGTCCGGGTGGCGGTAACGGTTGACATCATTCCGAGAAGGCTCATGGTGGTTCCTTACGAGGGATTCTGCACTGGGTTGAGGATGATGAAGCCCGGGCCATTCCTCGTTCCGGAACGCCACAGGTTCGGCTGTACCTGACCGAAATGGCTCTGCACCATTCCGTCCTTCTGCTTGGCCGCTCCGAAGATCGGGCCAGCCTCGATCTCCGCGAACCGCTGGCTCTGCTGCCCGTCCTCGTATGCCTCCGCGACGGCGCGGACATACGAGATGAGCGTTGCCTCGACGTGCTTCGGGATCGAGATGACCTCCGAGGTCGCCGTCGAACTGGTGACGGACTGCCACCCGATTCGATACAGAACCTTCAGCGGCTCTGCGGTGGTCGGCGTCGGATACAACTCCAGACGGAACGACTGCGTCGGGGCAATCGTGGTCGGAAGCACCGTCTTGACGTAGGCGCGCCACGTCAGATCCGGGTAGTTGGTCTGACGAGCCGTCTCGACTTCCTCCGGAGACTGGATCCAGAGCGGATAGTCGTCCTTCCAGACCTGCGTCAGTTCAGCAAAGTCGGACGGGAGCGCGACGTAGGACTGCGACACGACCGTCGTGACGGTGGCGGTCGCCTCCCGGAACTTCCACGGGTGGGTGAACAGATGCTCCCCTGCGGTGTTGATGATCTCCGCCTGACGTTCCGCGACGGTCTGCCCGGATGCCGTCGATGGACGACCGCCGATGGCAAGCAGGACGTGGTTCTTGAGATCGCCGTAGGTGAGCATTGGTAATTCCACTGGCCGGGTTTCCCCGGCCAGTGGTGAATGGTTGCACTATCAGGTGCCGAACGAGATGTTGCCGTCCAGCAGGATGCGAGGAGCAGTTGCTGCTCCAGCAGTACCGACGAAGATGCCAATCTTCGTGGTAACCGTAGCGTTGCTGACGTTTCCAGCGGTGATTGCAGTGCCAGTCAGACCGACTGCTTCACCAACCGCATAGGTGAGAGAGGCACTGGTTGCCTGCGTGATTCCGGCAAACATCACCTTCCCAACACCACCAGCAGGAATCGCTTCCTGCGTGACCCCATAAATGCCACCGCTAGAAGCGGCAGTCGTAGTGGGAGCGAGAGCGACGTTTGCCCACTTGGAGTTGGATGCAGAACCGAGTGCAGCATCGCCCGAACCGGGCTGTTCGCTCGTCTGTGCAAAGTCAAGACGAACGAGTGCGTACTGCGCAAGAGCAGACGACTCCTTGTTACGGCACGTCAGAATGAGGGGATTCGGCTGAATGCCGAGCGTTCCGTGATTAGATGCTTCAAGAAGAACCGACATGTGAGTATTCCTTCCTTGTGAGGTGGAGGGGGCGGGAGCGATCCCGCCCCCGTTGCGTAATCAGGTGAGAAGCGGAGCAATGATGCCGTGACGCTGGCGGCTGTTGCAGAACAGGTTCCACCAGCAATCGACGGGCTGCACCCAAGTGAACGGCTGGTTCGGGTGACGCATCACGTCGTGCTTCTTCATGTAGCGGGTCGTGTGGAAGATCGGGGTGAGGTACTGACCGTTGATGAAGTAGTACCGAGCACCCTTGTCGATCGTTCCGGAACCCGTCTCCGTGCCGACCGCCGCAGCGGTGTGACCGGACGTGGTGTTGTTGCGGCCAGCCAGCGTGTCAGCAGGGCTGGTGCCGGACGCGGCAGCGGGGAAGATCGCCGCGTCGTCGAGGTTCGCGCAGTACTCCAGCGGAATGCCGGAGAACGTCGGAGTGTTGTAGGCGGCATCCTGCGGATTGACCAGCATGTCGTTGGAGAGGCGCAGCGTCCGCTTGTACTGATTCATGCCGAGACGCGAGCACAGGATCATCTGCCGCTGGAAGGTCGTCTCCTCAAAGTACTGACGCTGGGTCAGGGGAGCCTTGAACATCACCTTCAGGTACATGTCGTCGAACGCGCCGAACAGGTTGAACACCGTGCGGGTGTTCGATGCGTTCGCGTTGTGGCCGTAATAGTCGCCAGCGGCCTTGGTGACCGGGTTGTCGGTCAGGGAAAGCGTCTTGTTGTAGAACGAAATCTGGTTCGTCCACCGGGGATCGTTGGACGGGTTGATGCCGAGAACCGAAGTCCAGCGGGTGCCGGACGAGTTGTACGGGTTGCCGCCGCGCTCACCGAGCAGAGTCGTGAACGTGGCGTTCTCGGTGATGAACGAGGGGAGGCCGTAAGGCTCCTTGCCGCCCGAACCTTCCATCGCAGTCTCGTTGCCGAACGCGGACTGCCAGAGGTCGTTCTCCATGCCGTTCAGCATGGAAGTCCACATGCGCATCTCCTTGACGCGCTTGAGACGCTTGTACATGACCTTGGCGTCGCCGTCGTTGAGTTCGACTTCCTGATCCGTCCACGACATGTAGTCCATCGAGAAACGCCACGGCGCGGTCAGCGTGTCGGTGACCTGCGGGTTCGTCCAAGTGAACGTGTCGTTGGGCTGGTACTTCTGGTAGGTCGAGGCGTCGTCGAAGACGATCACGTCCTTGACGGTGGTGCCGCCCTGAACGAGAGTCTCGCTGGCCTTCTCCTTGAGAAGACGGGAGAGGACGTAGTTGTTCTTGACGGCCTCGTTGATGACTGCATCGGCGGACTTCAGGTACGCAGGGCCAGTGCTCTGCATGAAGTCATTGAACTGGGTAATCGAAGGCATGTGCCTTCCTCCTTACTTTCTGGTTGCTGGGCGGAGGCGCGTGCCGCCGCCAGAGATGATCTGGTCAAGGATGTCGTCGTCCTCGTCGCGCGGAGGCGGCTTCACCGGGGCAGGCCCACCCTTCGGGGCGGTCGGCTGGTTGGCACGCGGGTTCACGGACGTGGACGGCTTCGATCCAACGATCGCCTGATAGGCAGCAGCGGCGAGTGCATCGACGCTTGCATATCCACCGGGCGTTGCAGCCCCGAGTTCCGACATCTTCGCCACGACGCTGTCCCACGACGGAGCCTTGGCTCCGTACTGGACTCGCAGCGAGGAATCGGCAGCACGGGCCTGCGCAAGCAGCATCTGCTCCTGCATCTGCTGCTGCTGGGAAACGAAGGCTGCGCGGACGGGAGCGACGAGATCCTCGCCGTACACCGCCGCCATCTGCGCGAACGGATCCGCCGGGGTTTGCGGGACTGCAGGCGTGTTGGCCTGCACCGCCGCTTCCGGCTGCGCGCTCGCGAGACGTGCCTCAAGTTCCTTCAGACGACCGCCATACGAGTCAACGTCCTTCTGACGCTTGGAAGCAGCCTCTGCCCACTTGGACAGGGTCTCCGGCGTCGCGGTGCGGATGATCTCGTCGGGTACGCCATCCCTCTTCAGGATCTTGGCGACCGCATCACGGTCGAATGCGGGAGTCTCCGAGACTGGCTCCGGATCGGACGAGGACGAATCCTCGTTGGATGCCGGAACTTCCTCTGCGGACAACTCGTCGAGCAGTTGCTGCAGAACAAGATCGTCATCGTCCATCGGTTCAGCCTGCTCGGCCTCGATGGGTTGCGTCTTGTCCTGCTTGACCTGCTCCTCCGCCCCGCTGGACGGAGTCTCGGCCTGCACGATGGGTTCAGCGTCGCTGTCCATGTCAGTCCTCTGCTCGTACATAGCCGTGCCGGGACGCTACGTTGCGT